TATATTGCATCTGAGTATTCAGATATTTTTAACCAAGCAAAAGTAAACTTTGATGAAAGACAAGAGTTAGCTAAGTTAGTTGGTAACGCAATCGGTAGAAGAGAAGATCAAATTATTATTGATGCTCTTATTGCTGGTTCTGCCGGTACTACTGTGGCTAATACTGTCGTAACAAGTGGATCTGCAAGTGCTTCAGACCTTAACGTAGGAAAAATTATTTCTGCTAAAAAGGCTTTGGATACTAACTCTGTACCACCTCAAGACCGACACATGATTATTCATGCAAGTTCTTTAGCTTCATTATTAGCTGACGAAAGAGCAGTTAGTTCAGACTTCATCCAACTTCAAGCTCTATCCCGTGGTGAAATTCAGCAATTCGCTGGGTTTAATATCCATATGATAGGCGACAGAGATGAAGGTGGTTTACCAAAAGATGGTTCTAACGACAGAACATGCCTAGCATTCCACAAAGATGCTATTGGTTGTGCTGTAGGTATAGCTCCAAAAGTTGAAGTAAACTACATCCCTGAGAAAACTTCTTTCTTAGTATCAGCAATGTATTCAGCCGGTGCAGTAGTAATTGATACTGCTGGTCTTGTTGATGTAACTTGTAGGGAGAGTTAATCATGGCTTTTAGTAGAACCGGGATAAACCCGATAGGTGGTCAATCCAAAAAAGGAACAGCCCCTCAAATGTGGACATACACATCAGCCGATGCAATAGCTACTGTTAACACAGCCGGTTATTTCAACGACATGACAAACGAGTTGTCTGTGGGTGATGTTATATTCGTACATGACAGTAATACTCCAACACTAAGTATTGTGATGGTTGCATCTAATGCTTCAAGTGTAGTTGATATTACAGATGGCACAACTGTCGCTATGACAGATAGTGACTAACAACTAACCAGGGGGCAAGCAATTGCCCTCTTTTATACTTGGCGAGGTGCGTGGATTATGGCTGAAGGTGATACAGACGTTTCGATTTGCTCTCAAGCTCTCCTCCTTTTAGGTGCAAATCAAATCACAAGTTTTTCGGATGGAACAGCCCCTAGTTCGATATGCTCGGTTTTATATCCACGCATTAAGTCGCAGACCCTTGGTATGTATCATTGGTCTTTTAGTTTATCTAAAACGATATTAGGTAGGCTAGCAACTACTCCAACAAACTTTTATTCTTATGCGTATCAATTACCTTCAGATATGTTTTTAGGTGTTCCAAGAGTTGTCTATACGTCAACGTCTACATCAGCTCCTAATACTACAGAATATGAGATTCAAGGTGATCAATTACTAACCAATCAAACAACCATAGTTGTAGATTATCAAAGACTAGTATCTGAGCAAGATATGCCCTCTTACTTTATCCAATTATTAATTTATCAAATGGCTTGGCATTTAGCTGAACCTATAACCGACCAAATAACTAAATCTGATTATTGGAAAACTGTAGCCCTGGGAACACCGACAGAAAATATGCGTGGTGGTTATTTCAGACAAGCTATCAATATAGATGGTGCTGGGCAGTCAAAAACAGTTATTGCTGATTATTTATTAACCGAGGTTAGGTCTTGAGTAGGGTCACACAATATCAATCAAATTTTACTGTAGGGGAAGTTGACCCTCTATTAGTAGGAAGAGTTGATATTCAGCAATACGCATCAGGATTAAGCAAAGCTCAAAATGTTGTTGTGCTTCCTCAAGGTGGTTTTGAAAGAAGACCTGGTTTAAGGTTTATGTTGGACATAACATCTCACCTGGGTGGATCATTTACTACTTTAGATGGTATTAGATTAGTTCCTTTTGAATTTAGTACTGCACAAGCTTTTATGCTTGCTTTTGTTAAATATGATACAACTAACACTAGGGTTTTTTTCTTTGCTAATGGTGTACAGCTTACAAACATTAATGGATCAGGTGCTGACTATCTTGTTTGTGCGTTAGGTGATATAGACCTGGATCGGATGTATTTTACGCAAAGTGCAGATACTTTAATTTTGGTCCATGAAGATATGTCACCTAAATCTATTGTTAGGGGTGCTAATAATACAACCTGGACATTTGCTACTATTTCTTTAACTAGTCCAAAAGTTGCGTTTACATTATCGACAAGCAATCCAAGTGCTACGATAACTCCGGATGGGATTGATGGCACAGTAACTATTACTGCTGGTTCATCTGTATTTACATCATCTCATGTAGATCAATATATAAATGTTCTTAGTGGATTTGGTCGAGCTAGAATAATAGAATATGAATCAGGCACAGTCGTAAAAGTAATTACCGAGTTACCATTTTTTAAAGCAGATCAGGCTATTGCTTCAGGTGCTTGGGAATTAGAAACCGGGTATGAAGATGCGTGGTCAGGCTCTAGATCGTATCCAAGAACATGTACTTTTCACGAAGGAAGACTCTATTTTGGGGGAAGTAAATCTTTACCCAATACTTTGTTTGGATCTAAGGTAGCTGATTTTTTTAATTTTAAAACAGCCGAGGCTTTAGATGATGATGCTATCCTGGTCACAATGAGTACCGATAGTGTTAATGCAATAACTGCCATGAGGTCAGGCAGAGATTTACAAATATTTACAACCGATGCTGAGTTCTTTGTTCCTCAAGCTGATTTAGATCCAATTACACCATCTAACATTGTTATTAAAAATGCTACTCGTAGAGGGTCTAAAGAAGGTCTAAAGCCGGTATCAGCCGAAGGTGGTACATTATTTATTCAGCGAGAAGGAAAAGCAATTAGAGAATACCTTTTTAGTGATGTTGATCTAAACTATCAGGCTAATAATATTTCTTTACTTGCTAGCCATTTATTAAAAACACCCAGGTCAATGGCTTTAAGAGTTGCTACAAGTACCGATGATGGTGACCTACTTTTGATACCTAATAGCGATGATGGGTCTATGGCTGTCTTTTCTATTTTAAGATCACAAAACGTAGTTGCTCCGGCAGAGTTTATAACAGATGGATCATTTCTAGATGTAGCTGTCGATGGACCTGACATTTATGCAGTAGTTCAGAGAACTATTGGTGGATCTGCAAAATACTATGTTGAGATGTTTGACGATCAAAGAACGACAGACAGCAATATACAATATTTCTCAGGAGCTACAGCACCGGATCAATCTAAACCAGGCAATACTACATGCTCAAGTTTATCTCACCTTGAAGGAGAAGCTGTAAATGTAATTAGAGATGATTTTGTGCTGACAGATAAAACTGTTTCATCCGGTGCTATTACTGTAGATACGGCACCTACAACATATGTAGAAGTCGGACTGCCCTACTCTGTAGAAGTTAAAACATTACCGGCAGAACCTAAGTTAAGTTCCGGTGTTGTAGTTAGTAGAAAACGTAGAATCTTAGAAGCGACAACTTTAGTAGACAGAACCCAAAACCTAGCTGTCAATGGTTTTGAACTCCCCCTCAATTCCTTGCCTTACACTTTGGGTTCTGCCCCAACAAGTTTCACCGGCAGAAAAAGACTAGCACCTTTATTGGGTTATAGTGATACAGCACAATTAACATTTACAATGACACAACCTCTTTTCGCTACTGTATTGGCTGTAGAGTACAAACTAAGTACGGGGCAATAACATGACAATGGCAGTCGCATCATTAGTATTAGCTGGAGTTTCTGCTATGGCTCAAATGAAAGCTGGTAGTGACACAAAAAAAGCTTATTACGCACAAGCCGAGCATAAAAAATTAGAAGGTAGAGTTGAAGCTACAAAAGCTAAAGAGCAAGGCATAGAAGTTTTAAAAGCTACTAACAAAGCTTTGGCATCGGTTGGAGCTATAGCTTATGCCGGTGGATTAGAGCCTACATTAGGAACACCACAAGACGTTGCAACATTTGCTGTTTTAGATCCTGGATTAAATGATTTTATTACGTCTAAAGATAATGAGTTCTTAGCTATTAGTACTGCTAATGCCCAGGCTGAAGATTTAAGGTTTGCCGGTAGGATGGCTAAAAAACAAGCTACTATAGGTGCTTTAACTACTTTAGCTAGTGCCGGTATGAATTACGCAACTTTAGGATCTGCTCCGGCTGGTACTACTAGTACTGCAAGTTTCGGACAATCACCTGGGTATTATAAGGCAAGGTATGGATAATTGATATGGCACCTCGTTCTAGATATTTAGGCATACAACGGCAGATTGCTACAAGTGGCTATCGAGGTCCATCAGGAATAGGCATGCGTGAATCACAGAAAGCCTCACAGATGCTTGTTAGTGCTTTAGACGATATGTCTAAGTATTTTTTTAAAAGGGCTTCTGTGCAAGCAGAAATAGAGGGTGCAGAGTATGGTGCCGAAAATCCTATTACTGTAGAGCAAATAACACAAAGTGCATTAAATGGCACAAGTGTAACAGATAGATTTGACGATCAAACAATATTTGGAAGATCAGCTAAAAAGATAGCTTTAGAAAGTCTTGGATCTAATTTGGCTTTAAGTGCCAAAAGAAAATATTCAGATTATATAACTAAGGCTACATTATTAGATACAGATCTAAATGAGGTTAGTAATGATTTAAAGGCTATTACAAATGAATATGTTAAAATAGCTAACAATGCCTCACCTATATTAGGAAGAAAATTATATGCTGAACTAGGTGTAAACTCTTCTGCTCATTACAATGCTTATTCAAAAGTTTATGCAAAAAAATCGTTAGATAAATTGCAAACCGACACAGCTTTAAATTTAAACTTTGACCTTAAAGGTATGGGTATAGAGCTAGATGCTATTCTTAATTTTGAATTAAACGAAGATGAATTAACAGCTAAGATATATGGTGCTGGTCAATATAAAGATGGAAAGTTATTACCTAAAAGTCTAAGAAGTCCAACTTTATTTAAAAAATCTCCTGGTTATGCAACGAGTAAAAAATACGATTACATCTACAAAGCATCTAAGGGTAAGTATACCAAGACAATGATGGAAAGTGCTGTAAAAGATTGGGATGATAAATGGTTAGAGGTAAGGACAAATAGTATTGTCACCATAGCATTAGAAACTCAAACATCATCTGACATTGCTATGAAAATACAGACAAAGCAAAAAACCGGTAATCCAAAAATAGATGCCATTATAAATGGTATGTCAGATGAGCAAAGGCTAAATGTAGCCAAAGCTATAAGAACACAAAAGTCTGAACAAATTAATTTTGAAGAAACTGTACAGAATAATAAAGATAATCAGGCTGACAATAAAATAGCAGAACTAGAAGTAGAACTTTCTAACCAATTAGCATTTGGTGCTAAAGACGATTTAAATGAAAAGCTGTCACAGTTAGAAGCTTTAGCTCCTGAGAAATATGCAGAGTATAAAATTAAATTTGATGCAAGTGGTGGCTTACGGACTGTAAGTGATGCAAAGGTAAAAGCAGATTTAGTACAAAAAGTATCAACAGATAATTTAAGTTTTGGTGAATTAGCCAAATATCATAGCTCTCTTTCTTCCAAAGATTACAAGGAGTTAGCCATAAAAGTTGAAGCAAATGAGGATGCAGAAACTAAGTCAGCAATGACTATAATAGCTGGTGAGCTTGGGTTTAGTCCTGAAGCAGAAATACTTGGCGAGCAAGATCCTAATTTTGAGAAGATGCAAGTGTATAGAAGAATTAAAGGTAGGGTTGAAGAAGCTTTACTTAAAGCTAAAAAAGAAAAGAAAGACTTTGATGCTGTAGCTATTGCCAGGGCTGTGTTTGCCAATGAAAATGAAGGTATACAACTTAAAGTATACGAAGGCAAATTAAATTCAGCAAAAGCTGTTGTTGATAAATTTGCAGACGTTTATCCAAACAAAGGTATCGAAAAAGTATACACCAGGGCTGAGTTTGAAAAAGTCAAAGGTATGTTGATGCTGTTACAGTCTGACGATAACAAAGATAAAAGACTGCAAGATTATAGAAACAAACCAATAATTGATGCTGGAGTTCAAGCACTTACAAATGTTTTATCAAGTAGTAGGTTACAATAATGGCAGAAAAAGAAATAGACGTATATAGCGAGATTTTACTGTCCAATAATATTAGGTCTAGTGGTGCAGAGTATGAGCAGTCCTGGGATGGTAAAAGTTCTAAGATCAATATGCCTACATCTATATTTGAAGACATTGCTAATGTAGCTAGTGACGTTGCTGATACTGCTGGAAATATAGGTGTTGGTTTTGCCAAAGGTCTTCCTAAAGGTGCATCTAAAGCTGGCATGGAAATAATGGACACAATTACCGGTCAATGGTGGTCACAAACTGCAAGTCCTTGGTTAGATGAAAACATACCAGGATTAGCTTCTTTTAATAAATCTGTAAATGAAGTGTTAGCATATGATGGTACTGCACAAGAAATTAGTGGCATAGTTGGCGAAGTTGGAACTCAGATAATAGCTCCTGGTGCAATGGTCACAAAATCTTTACAAGGTTTAAATTTAGGCAGTCGTTTCCTTACTAATGTTCTTGGCTATGGTTCAACCGAAGCTTTAGTTATCCCAGCTAAAGATAAAGGGTTAATTGAATCAGCCATGATGTTTTTAGCTAAAGATAGTGAAGCAACTAAAGCTGTATTAGAAACATTAGAAGCTGACCAGGACTTACCATACCTACTGCAAAAATTACAGAGAACACCGGTGCTTATGTTTGAAGGTGGTGTTATTGGTGAAAGTATATCTGAAGGTTTGGGATTGTTAATTAAGTACGGCAAGAACAGTCCTATGCTCAAAAGCTTAAAAAGTGGCATTAAATCTAAGTTTCAAGATATAGGAAAGAATGCACAAAACAGACTAGATGCAAATGTTGGTACAACTACCTTATCGTCTATGGGTGGTGGTGAAATTGATACTGTCATTGATAAGGGATTATCTAAACTTGCACCTAAATTAGAATTTGCACCTG